GGTCAAGTGCGTGTATCACAGGACGCTCAAGCCTTCACAGTCCACCATGTTTGTCGCTGGTGCATCTGCTGCAGATGCCCCCAAGGAGTACACGTTTACGCACAGTTTCTACGTGCCAGCCAAGCGCAAGATCGATTTTACGACCAACGGAGGGACTTCGTTTGCCAAGTCCCGCTACTATGTGCTTGTCTTCGCGTACGATGCTTATGGAACCGTCATCACTGACAACATTGGATATGTTCAGTGTTACTCCAACCTGTTCTACAGGGACCCTTAGGGGCGCAGCCCCCCTGCCATCGGCGCCGCCGCCGCCGGGCTTTCAGTTTGCCGCCCGACCCTTTTGGTCGCGGAGCGACTTCCGGGCTAAGTTTTTTCAAAAAATAAACTGCTGTAAAAAAAACACCTAACGGCCCACAATCGCTGGCGAAAGTTTTTTTTCGATTTGTCGTTGTGGTTTCTTATTTAAGGCTGAGGTTTAGTATTACCCTCAGCCACTTCTGTGCATCTGTGCATTTTTTTATGACAGAGCAGGAGCCCCGTTCCAGGCAATGGATAGCGACGCTCTTCCCCCACATGGTCCATGTGTGCCTGGAGACCACGATGCGCAACCTTACGGACACTGGGAGGGTCCGTTTTATCGCTTTTGGCGAGGAGGTTTGCCCGACAACTGGTACGTGCCATTATCAGGCGTATCTGGTGTTCTACCAGCCCCAGCAGCTTTCCCGCTGTATCAAGTTATTCGGTAATGGCCATCACTTCGAGATCATGCGCGGCTCGCTGCGCCAGAATGAGGAGTATTGCAACAAAGAGGGAAGCTTTCATAAGCTTGGGGACGAACCGAAGCAGGGAGAGAGACACGATATCATCGGTTTCACGAGGTTGATCGATCAGGGCATGCGCCCAACCGACATTTGCATTGATAATGAGATGCATCGCCCTGCTTTTGTCAAGTACCATGGTGGGTTCGACAAGTACGCTCACGCTGTGAGGGAGAGGACTGTAAGAACAGATCGAACTATGCCAAAGGTCTATATAAGGATAGCCTCGGATACAGGGAGCGGTAAGACTCGCTGGCTCGATGAACAGTTCGGACTGGACGGGTGGGCCCGTATGCCTAACCCCACAGGAAATTGGTGGATTACTCCAGCAGTATCTTATTCCGACACTGTCCTTGTTGACGATGTTGGTCCTGAGAAAATTCCAAAAGTTGAGGAATTCCTTGAGTGGACAGATCGTTACCCGATCGAGTTCAACTCCAAAGGCGGACACCTCTGGTGGAAGCCCAAGAACATCGTCTTTACCTCCAACTGCCACCCTAATGAGTGGTGGCCTAAGATCATAGATGCTCACAAGGCGGCGGTAGAGCGCCGTATTTTTAGGATTGATCTAGTATATAAGGACAGACCTGTTGAGTCGTTTTATCCAAACGGCCAAGATGGTGTTTAAGCGCAAGTTTGCTAAGAAGAGGTTTCCTTCCAAGCGCAAGTTCGCGTCAAAGAAGGCAACCCCTAGGAAGCGCACAAAGCTTGTTGCGCTCATTAAAAAGACTGTTTTGAAGACTTCTGAGTCCAAGAATCTTGCCTATGACCATGGCAAGGTCGAATTGTATCACAATGCTGGATCCCCCCTCTCGGGCAGGATCCTGCCTGCACCCTTCGAGATCGATGCACCTTATGCCATGCCCGTCCAGGGCCTAGGCGATACCCAGCGTATCGGCGACAGCATTTATGTGTCTGGTATGAAAGTGCGTATGCTTATCGGCCAGAAAAAGGATCGTCCCAACGTTACTTTTCGTATCATGTGCATTAAGGTCACCAACCAGGACTATCCGGCCACGGTTGCACAGCTATTCGACAACATTAGCGGCAACATCCTTTTGGACACTATCAACAATGACAGGGTCAAGTGCGTGTATCACAGGACGCTCAAGCCTTCACAGTCCACCATGTTTGTCGCTGGTGCATCTGCTGCAGATGCCCCCAAGGAGTACACGTTTACGCACAGTTTCTACGTGCCAGCC